TAAATCCAAACCCCCATTAACAACAATCTCATCATATTTGTTATTAAGATGTTTAACAAATCTTTCACCTGATGATGATGTTATAAAAGATGCAAATGCTCCCGGAGAAAATGTAAAACTTCTCTTTTCTTCCTCCTGTTCAAAAAGAACTTGTTTAATTATCCTATATAAATCTGATTCTGTTAATTTAATCTTTTTCATAACCATAAATATCATAAAAAAGCAAAATCCCCCAAGCTATAACCTGAGGGATTCTGATTTAATATAATTCTATTTTAGAAGGGTAATTCTCCGCTTGGTTCATCATCTTGACCATCCATAACAATGGTGCTCTCAGATGTAAGATTTTCAGCTTCTTCACCATAAACATAACCACCCTTTGCTGAATCCCAACGCGGTGTTTCTCCCCTTGCAATTGCTTCAAGATATTCAACCGGTTTTTTCGAATAGACATCCTCCCAAGTTAATTCATCTTCAACCCAAGCTTTCATTTGCTCTTTATTTTTGCTCAAAGCAGAAGGGTCTTCTTGCATAATTGTCTGAATTGTTGTATATTCCTTACCTTTCGGGGTTTTGGATTTGACAAGCTGAATAATCAAATCTCTACCTTCTTTTGGGTCAGTAATATCCCCCTTAGCTCTAAAGATGGGGATGATTTTATCCAAAATTCCTTCGTTCTTATAATTGTGTTTGAATCTCCAGAACTTAACACCATCACCTTCAGCATCTCTATCAACAACCTTTACAATATAGAACTTTCTGGATCTGTATTGCGCAGCAAGTTGTTTATCGGATTCTTTTCCGGTTGAATTTAATTCCTCAAAAATTTCATTTAAGGGTGAACGCTCATTGTCATTCTTACCGGGATCATAAAGTTTAACCCATTTACCACCAACTTGAACTTCGTGGAACCAAACTTCTTTGAAGGGAGAGCTTCCATCTTTTGTTGGAAGAATTCTGATTCTCCTTTGTCCATTTGATACTCCATTTGGAAGAAGACAAGCAAAATACTTTTTCATCTTCTCCTCCATAGACATTTTATTACCGTCTTTGGTTGTGTTTTTTTCATACTGCGATAAAATCGAATCTAATGTACTCATGTTTTTAATTGTTTTTAATTGTTAATTTGTTTGTCATTATCGACCGTTTTTAAATATAGGAAAGAAAAAAGGAAAAGACAAATGCTATCTTTTCCTTTCTTTTAAAATCTTAATTAAATTGTTTCGTCTTCTGTCGGTGGAATAAATGTGTTTTTAATTTCATTTGGTGTAAAATCTGTTACTTCATCAGATGTTAAAACATATTCATTTTTTCCAGATGCTTCCATTTCACTCTCTTTGTCGGTGAAGAAATCGGATAATTTTTGTGTGTAAGGACCGCTATCCAAACTTCTTAATTCAAGTTTTTCTTGGGGTGTTTTTTGACGATATTTTTCAATTTTCTGTTCAATATCATTTAATTTACCAACAATTCCATCCATTTCTGAAAGTTTGGTTTGCAATGTTTCCAATTGTGAAAATAAATTCTTGAAATATTCTTCTTGTTTTTGTTCTACATTTTTTTGTGACGTTACCAAATCGGTAATATCCAATTCTTCTGTGCTTGAAGTTTGTTCTTCTGATGCTCCACTAGCATCAATTTTTTCAACTTCAGGGTCTGTTTCAGGAACAACAGGAGTTGGTTCTGCTGTTATTGGTGACGATGGAATTGTAGCATCCGGTATAGCTTCTGGAGCGGGTGGAATTTCTTCTCCTTCTGGGGGAGGAATTGTAACATCTTGTTCAAAGATATATTTATTTATTGAATTATGTCTTTTTAATTCATTTAAGATTCTATCGTCCATTTTCATTTTATTAACCATTTAATAATTGTTTAATACCTGAAGGTGTTTCAACTTGAACTCTTTTATTTACACTCATAGTGTTGTCAATTCTTTCAATTAGACCGTCTTTCATTCTAACTGTATAGCAATCGCCTGTGTCTAAATCACAAACTTCATTGTAACCATTACCCATATCTTTTTGGGTAATTCTTGTCTTTTTGTTTAAATAACTATCTAAAGCTGATTGAATGTTCATT